CCGCAGGGGCCGCCGCAGGGGCCGCACGGGCCGCCGCAGACGTCGCCGCATGGGACGCAGACGTCGCCGCATGGGCCGCCGCAGGGGCCGCCGCAGACGCCGCAGGGGCCGCCGCAGGGGACGCAGACGCCGCCGCAGACGTCGCCGCATGGGCCGCAGACGCCGCCGCAGGGGCCGCAGGGGCCGCCGCAGACGTCGCCGCAGGGGCCGCAGGGGCCGCCGCAGACGTCGCCGCTAGAAACAGAATGCGTCTTAAAATATTAAATTACGGCATGGATTTAGTCCGTCGCTCTAAATGACAATGAACGGAGGAAGAAAATGAAAGAGAGAGCCAAGAGTTACCCAGAGGGATGGGACGTCCATTGCAAAAGGCTGGCAGAGGCTCTAACTACCGAGAAACGACAGGAGTTTATTGATTACGTTTGGAAAGGACATCTTTCCGTTGGAGAAGCCGGGGATAAGGCTGACTTAAATTTTGATGAAACATCTGGAATTATGATGATGCAAATTAAATCGGCAACTTATTTCGACACGGTTGCTGTTAAAGTTTAACCGCTCCCCTCATTCCGTACCACGATGAGGGACAATGAACGGAGGAAGGGAAAGTGTTATTAAATAAGTCGTGCCTTGAAACCGTTTTCCCGTCCGGATTAATGATTAGTGACCCACCGTATAATCAAGGGTATCACTATTCAACATATAAGGACAAGCTGAAGCGTTCAGATTACTTAAAACTTCTTGATGTCTTTAAGCGTCCATGTGTTGTTATCGGTTATCCAGAGATGATAATAAATGAATTAACTGAAGTTCTAGGAAAAACGGATGAGGTTGTTTGTTGGGTATACAATTCCAATACCGCAAAACAGAGCCGTCTTGTTTCTTGGTATGGATGTAAACCAGACTTCCGAAAGATACCACAAGAATATAAGAACCCGACGGATAAAAGGATAGCAAAGCGAATATCCGAAGGAAAGACGGCTAGGGGCTACGATTGGTGGAACATAAATCAAGTCAAGAATGTGTCGAAAGAGAAAACAATACACCCTTGCCCGATACCAGAAGAACTTGTCCGTCGTATAATTTTATCTACGGCACATCAAGGACAGTTGATAATGGATCCCTTTGCCGGGACAGGAACAGTCAAACGTGTTGCCAATAAAATGGGATATGATTTTTTTGGTACAGAAATAGACAAAACATATTTTGAAGTAGTTTAACCGCTCCCCTCATTCCGTACTAGGGCGGGGGAAGAAAGGAACTTGAGAAGGTGGGAACATATGGAAATAGTCGCTTATAATTTTAAGCCGTATAAAGCTCGGAAAAATATGAAATCGCCAGTTATGATTGTACGAATGAACCGGGAAGAAGCTATAAAAACAATCGAGTCTCTCGCTTTTCGATTAGATACAAAAGACTGCAATACTGGACGGTTTGAGAAACACGATAAAAATGGCGTTGATTTTTCAATAGCCGTTCATGAAAATTTTGTTTAACCGAAAGGCACTCCAATGGGGGACGTTAAGATGAAAAGGGAAGAATTGATAAAGGAATTTGGTAAATTTTTACCTCATCACGGAGAGTGCTTTCACGAATTAAACACGAAAATGCCCTGTGATTGTAAGGTCGCAAAAATAAAACGCAGGATTGCCGACTTCATCATCAAGCGTGAAGCCGACAAAGACGCCACGATCGCCCGGCTTACGGTGTTTCGCGATACCTACGTTTCTGTATTGGAAAACTACACGAACCAGTTAAGCGACGAGTGCGAAAAGAACCGTGTGCTTACGGCTGAGCTGGCGGAGGCGAGGGAATGGATTAAAAAATCACACCACCACGACGGATGTACTTGGGCTGACGGGGACTATCAGAGCAAAAAGCAAAAATGCGATTGTGGAAAACTCGAAATTTTGAAGGAGTCCTAAATGTCAAAAGAACGGGATGAGTTGGTGGGCACGCTTGCAAAGAAAATAGAGGATGAATACCGAGAACGATACGACGCCGGAGAAACTATTAAGTTGAAATCGCATATGCCAAGAGTTTTTGCCGAGATTGCTCTTAAAGAGTTCCTCGACGCCATAGAGCGGGGAGAGGTTGCCCACGTTATGATGACGTGGAAGCAGGGCGACGAATACGAAACACCCACAATAGTGCTCAATGACGAATTTCAGAAGGGACGGAAGGGATGAAGTGGATTTTAATTGTTGTCATTCTTATTTGCGATAGCACATACTGTCAGAATGGAAGCACAACATTCACAAACACAAAAAGCCGTAAGGACTGCTTGCGGCAAGCTAATAACCACGCATACAAAAGTGGAATCATTGCATATTGCGTAGAAGGAGTTAAGCCATGACACCAAACCTCTCAACTCCTTCTGGTAAATTTACCGCAGTTGCCTGGATGGTTAACAACGGAATATTTCATCCTATTGTGCAGGAGGGTTTATGACACCCAAGCGGATAACCCGAAAGGGCAAATGATATTAACCGAAGGAGGGAATATGAAAAAAGCGATTTTGTTGGTTTTGTTTTTAGTGTCTTGTGGATTAGCAACAGCGGGTAATTTTACGGGAGATCAATGCGCTCCGTTTAAGTCAATCGGGTTCATGGTAGATTTAGATTCGGGGGAGAGAATAAAAACAGAAGTTCCAAAGCTGTTTATATCATCTCCGACGCTTTTTGTTTGTATGGACGGAAAAGAAATGCACTACGATTTTTCGTTAGCCGAAGCCAATGGAGAAGATGGTGTTATGCTCTATTGTAAATAATCGGAGGCTCCAAATGAACCTCATCCGTAAATTCTATAGGAGGATAAATGCGCAAATCAACATATAGCGTAGAGGAAGTCATGCACAGTCTTAATTCAAAAGATTATGAAACGGTCTATCATCAAAAACTTCGTAAGAATGAAATCGGCGACACCCATCGTGATGCGTTTATTGGGTGTGGGGAATATGGGGACGTGCTAATCTGAAAACCAATACCCTAAGACTTCAATATCTTCAGGATGTTGTTTAAATAGCCTGTCAATATCAGATGGTGACGGTTCTTTCGGAACATATGAAAACATAGGTAAGAGCCGCAGCATGGTCGCCACGATCTCCGAACAGAAATAAAGGCCGGGGATCTGGATCCAATGCAGGAACGGCAGGGCTTGTCCGAACAGGCCGAGGATATCGTAGAATTTCTGATACCAGGGCTTTGCCAATTCCTTGTCGATGAACTTATTTAATATGTCGAGATCAACGTCGTCGATGTTCTTGACGCGCCAGAATTTCAGGAAAGAGCTTCCCTGCATATAGGAAGTCGCCGGGATCTCTTTGAACACGTTCGCCTGGCTATCTAGTAGGCCGACTTTCCGCATGACCATCGCATGATTATAGTTTCCGCTTTCATGGGCCTTGATGAACCACCCTAAGAATCCTCGGCGGTCGTCAACCAGGACGATCAGGAAGTCCCCGGCTTGCGGGATAATCGTAGGGTCAATCCAGTTATACGTTCCCGTCGGAGAAGGGGTGGTCATAGTACATGCCTCATTTCATTTGCGCTGAACCTGACGCAACGTCAGAAGGTTTTTTCGTTCGGTCGTCGCGCCGGAAGTAGTCGTCAGCGATTTCCCGAACAATCAGAGCGAACGCTCCGAGAACAGCGATAAAAGTCTCGACCGAAAGGATTTTATACAGCAACGCTACGGTACATCCCAACATTACAACGCAGTATGTCGCGGAGAACAATATCGTCATTATATACCTTGCGCCCATACCCCCTCCTATGCTGTCGGTGGATTAAAAATATCATGCACCGCGTTCTGGATATCATCCAGATCAGCCGGAGTAGCCGCTGTTCCAGATGCAATCTGGTCTTTCAATGTCTGAATTTGCGCGTCTAAAGCGTTGATTGCATCTGTTACTTCCTGTTTCTCCTTAGCGATTGCGTCTAAAACTTCTTGTTTTGTAGCCATGATAACCTCCATTAATTTTTTATTGTTCTGTCCGCAAAACCAGCACATAAGCTCCTTAGTTATAAAGGTCGGGCATTTGACCGTAATAGTAAACGTTTGTTGCCAAAACCCCGTCGCCTTCCCAAGTAGCCCCGCCGGCAGTCGTGTGGCAGGAGTAATACCAAACGCCGTTGGCGTAATGGGCGTCTATCATGTTATGCCCCCAGTAGTCCGTGACGCACGCCAGCTCGAAGGTCGAAACCGTGTGAGTATAGGCGACGGCCTCATCGACCTGGACCTTCTCCTGCGCGATCGCCTGCATCACGTCGGAAACTGTGGCAGCGTAAAGCAGACTGGCGAAAAAGAATGCCGTCGTAAGTATCACAAGTAAGATGAATACTGGTTGTTTAGCTTGTGGGGTCATTAAACTTCCGCCTGTATTCGTCCATGTCCTTAAACTCGTCGTTGCCGAGCTTGATAATGGCGTTGTATGCCGCCATCGATTCATCCCGCCGTCCCTGATGGTCGCACATGAAATAGCACGACTTCAGCGCGTCCTCGATGTGGATGTACGCCTCGCGGCGTTCGTCGTCAGTCATTCGCCCTCTTTCAGTGTTCCAGCAGCGATGTCTGAATTTGCGCCAACTGAATCTTGATCTCTAAAAACCCGTCATCAATACGGCGGTTCATCTCGGCAAACTGCTTGTCTCTGGCCTTGACAATCTCAGCGCGTTCTTCCCGTATCTTCTGGTCTTCCTTTTTAAGGTCACTGACGTTTGAAATCACCAGCGGAGTGCAAATCGAAAGGTACAAAACAAAGAATGAGCAGACTGCAATAAACATGAATTTCATATTGTCATGTACCTCCTGACACTCCGGTAAAACCGCCTCGTGTTTGACCATAAAAGCCTCGATGTTATAAACTACGGTTGTATTTCCTCAACTGGTGTTTCCTCAGCTATCGGTTCCTCAACAGGCTCAATCTTCGGCGGCTTGATAGGAGCCGGGTTGATCGCCGCCTTTGCCGTTTCAAAATCTGCCCCGTCATTGAGAACTGCTTTAGCCAACTCCACGTTCTTGTTTGCCGCGTCCATTCTTGCTTGAGCCGCCGCGACCTCCGCAGCACAGCGTTCCGTGACCTGCCCGTAGTTCGCGATCGCCCGGTTCAGTTCGTCCTGCAATTCCTCAAGCGAAATCTCCGCTGTCGAGATCGTGAACTTTCCGTTATTGACACCTAAAAGCTCTGCCATATTGCCTCCTACCTATGATTTATCGGCCCTTTAACTGCTCCCCTTACTCTATTCGTCCAACTCGTATTCAATCCCGTAACCCCCGTCCCCGGAGTGCATCCGGTTAAGCACTCCCACGTCGCCCCGGTGAACGAGATGTCAGTCGGGTTGGTGTATGTCAAATTCTGGTCTAACGTCGTGCATATGGTCGCCGGTGTCCCGCCAGTTGATGAGTTGATGGTGATAGCGTTAGAGCCGTCGCCGTCTGCGACTAGATGGGCGATGGTGGTTGTGGTACTGGCGGGGAAGGTAACGGTCTTGGGCTTGTTGATGGTCAGGGTGTTGAAGGTATTCCCATCCGAAAAAATCATTGCCCCTGTGCCAGTTCCGGTAACGGTTAGATTGTTATAATTTTTTCCACCGCCAGTAAAAGTTGCCGTACCGTAAGATATGTTCTGTTCGACGATGGTTGATGTTCCTGCGTTCATGGTTGATGTGCTTCCGACATTCCACCCAGTAGCAGATGTGTTTATGTTCCAAGTAGAACCGTTAAGGTTGACCGTCCCTGTAGACGTTGATGTTAAAGAACCAGTAACCGTACTTCCATTGGTGTCTAAAGTTGCCCCTCCGCTAACCGTCCATCCCCAACCAGCTGCGTAGGCACTTGCATCCAATAAATTAAGGACAGCCCCTTGCGTGGAAACGGTGTTACCCCAAGCAAATGTCTTACCAGCACTCGTTAAATTTATGTTTCCTGTTCTTGCGTTGCTCTCAAAAGTCCAAGCGAAGTTTCCACTCAACGTCCCCGCCCCCGTAAAATCCAAGCTCCCGTAAGACGTAACGGCGTTGCCGAGCGTGAAATTCGTCCCCGTCGTAAACGATATATTCCTGCCTAACCTCGGCATATTCGCAGTCAAGGTCTGTCCGGCGGTCAAACTGATCACCACGTCGTCTTGAGGTAAGGGCACACGGGAAGTCCAAGAAGCCGTTGACCAGTTGGCGGATGAGCCTGTGATGGTCTGCGTCGTACTCGCTGGAAAGATTATCCCGGAGTTTCCGCCAGCGTCGCCAATGTCGGTTTGGGCGGAAAAATCCTTGGTGACGGATAGGGCAATGTCCCGAAAGTCTGTGTTCGTGGCGGTGACGGTTGCGCCGGTGGTGGTGATGGTGTATTGAGTTCCAAGAGTTCCGCTTTTCACAAGGAGTCTATAGATAGCAGAATTACCATTAAGCGTTAATGTTCCTGTTATTGTTTGATTGGCATAAAAAACTAGGTCGTGGTTTTTTGTAGTTGACCCGCCTGTTTTAGAAAGATTGACAAAAGTATTCGCCCCAGTAACGGCGCATTCGGTTGTTGTGTTCGTATCAAAAGCAACCGTATTGTAAGACTGGCTTCCGCCCCTTAATGTAGCCGCCGCGCCACTCATGTTGATTGTAGAGGTTCCCTTGGTTAAGGTCATTCCAGATGAGTTTGTTAATAACCACTCGTTACTCCCACCACCCGTCATGTTTACTGTCGAATTTCCCAAAAGCAATGCCCTTGTGTTTGAATTACTCGACGAGAACGCCCCCCAACTATGCGTCAACCCGGAGTTATCAGATGCGCCGTCGGTGTGGAGAGTGCCCTTCGTCAGCGTAACCTGTGCGACTGTTGTGTTAATGGTTATCGTGCAGACCGTGTTCGTCTGATCGAAAATCGCCGTGTCGCTTGCTCCGGGGACAGCCGCACCGCCTGACCCGCCGGATGACGTTGACCATTTCGACCCTGCGGTTGCGTCCCAGTTATCCGTTCCGCCTACCCAGTAGACACTAGCCCCCCACGCCGGGCTGACACACAGACAGAAAAGAAGGGTGAGGAGAAATGGTTTTATGTGCATGAGCCGCTCGTGCATATTCCGCCTTCGTATCTTAAACAAACACACGCCGTTGAGCCTGAAGTTCCTATGCCTACGTTCCCGGAATAAAACGCCGTTGCTTTCACAGTACCTATCACGTCCAACGCCTGACTTGGTGCTGTCGTCCCTATCCCCACGTTACCGCCGTAGACGGTTAACCTTGAACCCACCGCAGTTGTCCCTATGCCAACATTGGTTGAGAACGTCCCAGCCCCAGTTACAACCAACGCCTGTGTCGGGGCTGTGTTGCCTATCCCGACGTTTGCAGACACAATAACGCTTCCCGTAACCTCAACCTTTTGCCGGGGAACACTAGACCCCACTCCCACATTCCCGTTGTCCAACACAATGAATTTAGAAGCCAACGCACTGTCCCTCACATGAACCGAGGACGTTGCTGAAGTCGCACCTGAACCCACGATCTCAACTGTCGATAAAGGTACGGTAGTCCCCACTCCGACGTTGCCGCCGATTACTACCAGTTTCGCACCCGGTGTGCTTGTCCCCACCCCGACATTTACGCCCATGAATAAGGTCGTAGTACCGCCAACGGCGTCGAAGATTGCTGAAGGAGCTGACGTTCCGATACCTACGTTCCCAGCATCGGTTATCGTCACCTTGGCGTTTAACAGACTGTCCCGTATCATCAGTGAGTTTGTGGCAGAGGTCGTGCCGTTGCCCACTAATACCAACTTGGCAGAGGTCGGGTTTGTAGAACCAATCCCCACAAGGCTCCCTACGGACGCGATATTCGTGGTTAAAATAGCAGTAGCTTTGACGGTGCCGATGATTTCCAATTTCTGTTGAGGTACGGTTGTGCCGATACCGACATTCGTCCCGTCCGAATATATCAAGCTGTCGCCAAGCGTCGATGCTGTCAGGGCTTTGGGGAGCTTGCCGGGGGTTAGGCCCGTTATGCCTGATGCAAGACCGGATAGTTGAGAGCCATCGCCGATGAAGGAGGTGGCTTTGACCGTACCGCCAACGTCTAGTTTCTGTGAAGGAGTCGCCGACCCGATACCAAGATTGCCGGTAAAATTTGCCCCTGATAGTTGTGGATAGGCCGACAGGTCAACGGTTAAATGGCTTCCTGACGTGCCGGAACCGGATAGAGGATAGTCAGGGGTTACACCGGTGATGAATGAGGCTATGTCCGCAGGCTTGGTCACTCCAGTCAACGATGCGCCAGAGCCAAGATAGGCCGTAGCGTTGACGGTGCCGGAAACGTCGAGTTTTTGGGAAGGAATAGATGAGCCTATTCCCACATTTCCAGTATTGAAATAAATATTGCTTCCAAGCGTTCCCCACTGTGAACCCGTCCCACCAGAAGTGGAAAGGCTTACCGTTCCGTCTCCATTGTCGGTGAGTGCCGAATTGGATACGCGGAGTTGATAAGGCCAAGTATCTACCGTGCCATCCTCTGTCCTGATTTCTAACGGAGCGTTGCTCTGGTTAGCTCCATACGCCAGTGAACAGAATAAAAAACTAACGTAAATAAGAAATAGATAAATTCGCACTTTGGACTCCCGTTCTAATTGCCTTGAAGTTGTTTAATTGGTGATAGCCTTCCAACAATAAAGACTGCATCGGTAACAAAATATGACCAACGCTTGAAGTCGGTGCTGTGCCATCCATCCGATAGCGACATTGACCAGACTCAGCAGTTATAAACGCTTGTTTTGGTTGTGGACTTGCCGATAATTTTGAAGCCGTTAGCCCTATCGCCGAATCCGCAACAACCACGACCTCAAAATCAAATGGCTTGTACTTCCCTATAATATACTGCCTTGCGTCAATCATAAATCACCCCAGAAGGTTTATACCAAACTTTTTCAAATGCTCAAATTCTTTACCGGCGTTATCAAGACTGTCGCTGTAAACGTCCAAAGAATACCCCTCGATTTTATGGGATAACTCCTTGACTTTCTTGACAGCTTCATCCATCGTGTTTCCCACGGCAACAACCGCGCCAATAATCGAGCATCCGGCTAACGGTATGACGTAGTTTTCTCCGTCAATAATGGTCAGATTCTTCAGCTTAATGTTGTCCTTGATTTCTTTCGGGAACCGTATCGGTTGCCAGTTCGTTTCCGCCCAATCGGAATAGATAAGAAGCTCTGCGCCGAATTTCGCCGCAGGAATGGGGTCGATACACTTACCCTCTGCCCCGAACCAGAAGATGTCGGGAAGGTTAGTGTACATTAACTGAATAAGCTCTCCGGGCGGACTGCCAAATCGACAGAGCGGGTCTATTACCCACCCCGTTCCGTCTTTCGTAATCCGCATTTCTAAGCAGAACGAGTTGCGGTACTGATATTTTTTAAGCGTGTCGGACAGCTTGCTATTAACGTCAAGGATTTGCTTCGGCATATCCTTGTAGTCTTTAATAACCCCGATGTAACCCTTGTCCTTCGTTTCAATCCCGACCATTGACTTCTTCGGGAACTGACCGTCGATACAGTACCCGTCAAATCCGATTTCGGCGGCGTCAGGAATATTGTCCTCGACGATAAATTCCATGATTTTTTTCTTTGCACCGAGCGAGTGTTCCAGTTCATCAAGACGGGGTTCGATGTTCCTGTAGTTTATAGATTTGAAAGTTTCGCAGTCTCCACGGGTCAAGCTAATTTTTACCCATACATCATTTTTGGTTTTTAAGTATGCCCTTAATTTGTCGATACCGACGATAACCTCGTATTTTCCGACCGGAATACCGAGTTTCTTTAAGTATTCCTTTGACTCTTTCCGACACAGTTCCAATTCCTCTCCAAAACCACTTCCCCAGACACGCTTGCCTTGAGAACGGAGTTCGTACTGGAGTCCGGCGTAATAAATGTCGGGCATAATCCAGAGGTCGACCTCGTTTTTAATCTTCCAAATATCGTTACACCGCGTAACTCCGGGAAGTCCGTAGCCGGGAAGTCGGGAATTGCTAGTTGGCGAGGATTTTACCCAAGGCGTCGCATAGTAGACCTTGCCGAAATGTTTTGCCATGAGTTCGGCAAGGCTGACAAAAAGCCCGTTGTCCACGATACAGCAACAGCGTGACTTATATTCCTGCAACATTATTTAGCTCCGTCGAAGTTTTCAATAAACTTATCGTACTGACGCCAATCTATGCCAAGCTCTTTAGCCATAAGACGTTCAATCTTCGTGGAAAATTTATGTTCCCTGTGATACGGCGAATTTTTATCGTCACCTTTCATCTCAGGATGCGAACAATCCCATTCATCGACCATAGCGACCGATATGCCGTGCTTCTTGCATAAAGCAGTCTCGACCAACTCATGCAGAGCAACCAATAAGGCGTACTCATCATTCTTAAAATCGCTTACCTTGATTATCAGTTCACCCTTCTTACCGTAATACCAATCGGCAATATCCCCATTATGGAGTCGTTGCTTACGGTGGGGGATGGTTTTTATGCGAATATCCACATTATTCCTGAAACTTAATGTTCTTAAATGGTTGATGAGTCAATGTCGGCCCTGAATATGGCAACTGAAGCGGAGCCTTTACCGCCTTAAACGGTTTTTGATATTTCGACGCCAGTTCGTACATCTGAGCGATTTTTCTGTCTGGACTACGCATAAAATCAACTATCTTGCTTGCCGACTTAACAGCGGCGGCTCTAGCAAGGCTTCCCGTAGCCGCAGGAATGTTTCCGACAAGAGATTGACCAGCAGACTGCAATATTTCTTCCAAAGACCACAAATTAACAATGGGATGAATAAATCCTCCGCCACCACCCTGTTGTCTTAAATATTTATTTGCCGCCGCCAGAATTTCACTCTGTGCGCCTCTTAAATCGGAGTATTGCTTCCTCGCCTCCTTATATCCTGCCTGACCAAGTGTTTCTTCAATCACATTGTCGGTCTTCTCAGCAAGGTTATAGCGAAGGCTGTTCAGTAAGTCTTTCCTTGAGAAATCTACCGCCTGACCAGACTTTCGCAACGACTGGATTTGGTCATTAAGGTATTTTAAATATTCCTGTGATTGTGTTGGATTAATCGAACCAACATCCTTTATTTTTTTCGCTGTGCTGTCCAATGCTTTCTCTAAACCAGGATTGGCTTTTAAGGCAACGCTTCCGATATTGGCTTTTGCTTCCTTTAAGGATTGGTCAACCAATGACCCTAAATCAATTTGTGCGCCTTTAGCAGTAGCACCTTGAGACAGCTTGGTAACATTGTTTTTCCAAATCAAATCTTTCGCCTGTTGAAATGCCAAAAGATTTTCTTCTCTGGTCTTGGGTATGCGAGATTCTAAGACGCCAGTATCGAGATTTGGCAACTTAATATTTGGAAGATTATCCGAAATGGTTTTAACGACGTTCACCTTTGAAGCCTTAACAGTCATGGCTTCGGAAGGTTGTTTTATCCTTGTCCCGATAGCTTCATTGTATAAGTTAAAAATCTTGTCTTCTATCGACTTCGGAACCATAGCCTTTATTGCCTTACCAACAAAAGGCGTGGCAACCTCCGCCACACCTCCGAGTGCGCCACCAATTCCAGCCTGTAACGCAACGCCACCCGCCGACTTTTTGGGGTCTTCTACGGCCTGTCCTGCCATATACGAAGCACCGCCAACGGCAGGGCCAACGCCGGGAGCGAATGAAGCGAGTTTCAAGGATTCCCCTGCGATATTTCTACGACCTTGAGGATTTAAAGGGTTCAAAGTCTTTGTTCTGTCGCCAAAAGGAACGACCTTGCTTATCTGATTTGCGGTGTTCTCCAATCCCGTTAAAATAGTGAATGGCGCACTTGCTTCGAGTTTGAGCTGTCTCACGTCTTTTTGCGCCGCAATATTCGCTGGAGCCTTCGCCCCACCTTGCATATCGGGATTAGTTCGTTGACGACTTATCAGTTCCCGTCTCGCCAGTTCTCGCGTTGCCAATTCTTTTATTGCCGCTTGTTTTAAGTCGTCGTTAGCCATTTATCAATGCCTTTAGTTGTTCATCTGTCATTTTCGTAACGTCTGGCATACCCGTCTGGTCTGACTGTCTGATTGGTTTGTAACCACCCTGAAAATCACTCACTTCACCCTTTAAATATTTCGCTCTTTGTTCTTGTGCCACAGCCCCCTGTCTAGCAATCGTGTCCCTGAACATCTTTATAACGCCCTGTGTTGAACCACCAACCTTCATCGGGTCAAGACCAAGCCAAATAGCTGTCTGTGCGAAATTCTCTTTCGCCGTGTTCTGTCTCAACTGCTGTTCCAGTTCGATAGGTACAACACCCGTCGGTGATAACATTCTGGCTGTTCCGAGAGCCAATTCTGTATGTAGAGTTGGAGGAATAGTGTAAGTATCGGTCTTGGGGTCGTAATTTGAATCCAACAGCGTCATCAACTGGTTTGCCGCTAGAACTTTTGCGTCGGGCAACTTTACGTTTGTCATAACTGACTTTTCTGCTCCAAACGCAATATCCGCTGTCCTTGGATTAAAACTTGGATTTATTTCTCTTGCCCTGTTTATGACCTGTTGCTTTTGTTTAGAAAAACTGCTTAATTGACCCGGAACCTCAAGACCTTGTGCCAATAACTGCGCGGCTTCTTCGATGTCGCTAGGGGCCATTCCCGGTTTTATTGGTAGAATTTTGTCTCCCTTGGTTATTTTACCGACAGGAATAAGCGTGGGATTGCCCTTATCATCGACGCCCTGTTGATAGGCGGTTTCGCCTTTAGCAACGACCTTGCCGAGTCCAGGAACGTCAATGGTATCGGTATCTTCGGGCTTTGCCATCGAAACTTTACCGCTCATCAACCCCTCATATCCAAGCAACTGCTTCTTCTGCTCCATCTCCTGCTTGGCTTTATGTTGAGCCAGAATAGCGTCGAGAGCGGATTGGAGGCCGGTAAATCGACCTCCGGCCTGTTGTCCTATCTGGAATCCAGACGCCACGCCACGTTGAATTTCTCCCCAATCAGCCATATAAACTCCTATTTTAATGCCGCGCCTAAAATATTCCCGCCGACAGTTCCCATAATCTGTCTCAACTGTTGGACTGACTGAGCGTCAACGCCGTACTTAATTGCGGCTGTCTGGGCGTCAATTCCTGAAAGCCCTACTAGGTCATTCATCGTGTTCTGGTCAACCCCCAACGCTTGCTGTATCGCACTCAGTTGCTGTTGCTGTCCAGTTAAATACCGACTCTGGTTTTCTTGAGCAACATACTGATTCTTTGCATCGTTATAGCTCTGCGTCAACTGCCGAAGTTGGTCTTGATATTCACCAGAACCAAGCTGTCCGTTTGCGTTGAACGAAGCGTCTAGTTGAGCTTTTGCGTTCTTGAACTGATTATCCATATTGGCAAATGTTGACTGGAAATACGGGTCGTCAGCCTGTAACGCCGGGTTCAAGGACGAAGGCGGTGTAGCGATAAGTTTCTGTAATGCCGCCTGTGACTGTGCGCCAAGAGCGGTAGCCGTCCCACCGCTTTTAATCTGGTTTTCGAGGTCGGTCACGGATTGAGGAGTTTGGTACTGAGGCTGTTGCAATAAGGCCGATGCGCCGGTAAGACCTGCACCCAATAGTAATTTCGGGTCAGTCAATGCTTTGGTTAAAGCTGACGTTCCGCCTGCCGCGCCTGCGCCCGTACTTGGGCCAGATGCGGCGACGATACCGGATGACGCTGGTGTTACCAACGGACTTGTGGTTCCCATCGAACCGGATAAGGTGACAGGAGCATTTGCGGCGGGTAATCCGACGCTTGCGGCGTTTGCCGCGCTTGCCGCCGCTGGAGTTGACCCTAAAAGCCCCCCTGCCGTAGTACCAGCCGCGCCCGGAGCGAAGGACATTCCACCAAGACCAGTCGCTCCACTGAGCATACCACCAGCCCCAAACCCCGGTATACCACTGATAAACGTATTCGCACCCGACTCAAGACCAGACAGTAATCCACTTCCAAACCCGCTCAGCCCACCGCCACCCATTGCACCTTCGACACCACCAAGCAACCCTCCGCCAAGACCAGCACCTAATCCACCCGCGCCGAATCCCTGCAAAGCACCGCTAAGAATATTATTTCCTTGAATCGCCGCTTGTCCTGCCCCACCAAGAGCAGATAATAGAGGCATAAACCCAAGCGAAGCTCCACCAGTAAAAGGGGCAAGTCCGATAGCTAAAGCATCTCCTAAAAACCCCCCCACACCACCTGCCGCAAGAATACCGTCATTAGAAAATGGACGTGTAATCTTAGAATACCAATGTTGTTTATGACAAATTCCATCTTCATCAAAATCGGTAGGCTCTGCTTCAAGCAAATGGTTGATTTCGTGGGTCATAGTATCTAAATCATATTCTTTATTCCCCGTGTTGCGGACAAAAGCCAGTCCCTTATTCCTGTCGGCAAGACCGACGGATGATTCGAGTCCTTTGTAGGGAAGGTTGAACCATTCTTTTTCGTTTAAGACCTGTACGGTGTAGCGTTGCATATTAATCTCCTTGTTAATTTATAACGATATAATCAAACGATTCTCCGCCAGCGGCGGTCAAATGAGTAAGCACAAAATTTCCACTATTCTTTGCTGAAACATAAACCCCTAACGAAGTAATCGCCGAACCCGTCGGCTGAATCATAATTATCGACGACGCCGTGACACCTGCAATCGTAACCGTCGTAGTTGTCCCGACCGTAAGCGTTCCACTACCCTTGATAATCGACGTTTGGTATCCATTAATCGTGTTCGTTCCAGACAAAGTTACCGTACCGTTTGTTGTAATCGGGCCGTAAATTACTCCACCAACGTACAAGTCTTTCCACCGATAACTCGCCGAACCAAGGTCTTGGCCTAAATCCTGGGCTGGACTTAAATTGGTGTCCCAAAGTTTTGTTATCTGGCTGCCCATATGCGATTACGCCGTTATCTGAAAAGTGTAAGTTACTTTTAAATACTCACCATCGTTCACCGTGACGGTGGGGGAAAGGACGTCGCGGATAATACAATAAATTGCCCCGTTAGCCCCATTTAATGTATGCGAATCTATTCCAAGCTCCTTAATCTCAATACTGCCACCCGAAGAATTTCTGAATATCCTCTCGATGTCAAAGCTGGCATTGGGAGCCGAAACAACCACGGGATAAATCATTGTTCCACTATACTCCATTTTCCCCGACGTTGTTCCGTGAGCAATGCGGGTAACCAGCTTATAGTCCGTCGGAGTTACTGCCGTATTGCCAGTTCCAATAACAATACCAACGTATTCAGATGGAGCAACGCTTATAGTCGCATTTGTTTCATTATATTGATAATATGCCGTAACATAAGTTGTCGGGTATGAATTACCCCTTAAAAACAATGGGCCACTAACTGACGCGGATTGTGTTTGTACGGTATTTGATATATCTTTTATTGAATAAGATAAATTCGCAAATGTCGTATAAAGTACTTGTAAAAACGCACAGACAAAACTCTTTGACTCACGCTTACGTCCACGGCTTATTAAGCCGTTATTTTTATCAAATCTTTCAACGCGGTAATAAAGTTTCATATAGCCGTACTCAGAGTATAATTTACAGTTACCGATTCGCCAACTGCAAGCGTTATCGGAGGATCAAGCACGTCTCTAGCAATTAATAGCTTATATGTGTTATTCGTTGACGTTATAAACGCACTCCATCTCGAAATAACCATGCCAATTTCTTTAATCGCTATGCTACTCGCCGACTGGTTTGTGAATACCCTGGTAAAAACCATTGTCGTTTTTGAAGCGTCAGTAGATGGTGCTCCAAATGTTTCAGCACTATACTGAAGCTGATTTGTTCCAGTGCCGTGCGATATAAGATTGTTCAACCTGTAATCGTTAATAGTTACTGACGGAACTGTTCCTGATGAAGTACGATATAAGACCAACTCAGCAACGTATAGATAATACGAATGGTTGACGTTACTGCTTACGTTCAGCCTGAAGTAACGGTACGCCGTTGTCATAACGTCGGGAGTAAATGTTCTTATCTCATAATAACCCCAACCAGTCTGATTAGTTACAGTATGAATAACATCCCATGTTGAATCGTCGTTTGAACCTTCAAGCGTCCAGTCCTTAGGTGAGTAGTTATTGTCTACGCCCTTGACTGAATACGATGTGCAGATATTAGAAATCCCTGCCCCAGTATCGAGTTTAAGCCAACCGTTCCACGTTGAAGCACCCCAAACACTAGTTGTTCCGTCAAAAGCACAATAACCATATCCAGCCTGAACAGTAGATTGAGATGCGACAAGTGGCGCAGGAAAGTTCACATTCGTCATATATTGGACATTTTCACCGTCGGGAGTAATGTAAATACTGTCCGTACCAAGACCAACCTGCGTACCGAACGTATAGTAGTAAGCAGAAGCCGTCATCGTCCATTGCTGAAAAAAGTCCTCTGTTATCGCAACTCCATTTGTTACCTTCCAACTATCCGCAGGAATATAGTTTGCCCCGGAAGCAAACTGCCGAAGAATTTGGATAAAAGCCTTAACGAACGACTCTGCTTTATGCTTACGGATCACGCGAACGGTCTTTCCATTTCTGTCGGTAACCTTTCCGCTGTAATAGAGTGCTATTGACTTCATGCCGACACCGAGATTGTATATGTAACTTTTAAGTATTCACCGTTAGCAACCGTAACTGGAGAACTAAGAACGTCTCGCACTATACAAATTGGATACGCATAAGAAAATCCAGCACAAACAATTCCGAGTTCATTAACCACGACATCTCCGCCACTACTATTCTTAAACATTCGTTCAATATTAAATGAGGCTGTAGGAGCAGAAACAGTTACGTCAACAGGAAAGAACATACCGAGGTATTGCATCTTTCCGGTTTCTGTGCCATGTGCAATCGCTGTCGCTAACTTATAGTCTGCGGCAGTTACGGCAGTAGTTCCGGTCCCAATCACAATGCCCATGTCTGCTCCGGGACACCCGCCATTCGGATTAATCCATGTGTAGCCATCTCCTCCACCAGAAACACAATAGAAGAAGTGATACCCAGCAAGAGAGTATGCCGTCCGGCCTGTATTGCTAGTGTCTTTTACGGTATATGTTAATCCTGAAATAGCCACATATAGCATTTGCACAAACTGTTGAACGAAGCTACGCGAAAGAAGTCTGCGTGACTTCTTTTTCAGTTGGTTCTTGCTGTCAAATGTCGAAATCTGGAAGTATGCCTTCAACATTAGATGATGACCTTGATTGTATAATTCAACGTAAGATTATTGCCATTCGGTATCGTTACCGTTGCCGGAAGTTTGTCCCGTATAATACAAAAATTATAAGTGTTGTTCCATTTAGCGTATAAGCCAATCTCATTCACATCCACATTACCACCAGAAGAATTGGTAAATACTCTAGTAACAACGGTGTATGAAATTCCGGCAACTAGGTCAGTGAACGGCGGTCCAAAGACAACTGCGCTATGCTGAATCTTTCCAGAAGTTATACCCTGCACTATCTGAATCTGTAATTTATAATCAGTAACCGCAACTGCATTTGTTCCAGACCCAATAACTGAACCATAAGAATCATCATTTGCCGCCGCACTTAACGCACATAGATAACTTGAATAATAAGTGCTATTCGTCATTCCAAGCCCAGTTGTTATCGGATAGGCAGACGCAATCCATTTAAGAGTTCTACTTGAATTTCCTGTATCTAAAATACTAATTACATTACCTGTCATGCTATGAAGCAAGAGTTGCGGAAACGCCTTTACAAACGAATGGCACTTCCGCTTACGCGACTTCATAACGACTTTCTTGCCGTCGTCTATTTTAAAGTCATAATAAAGGTGTGCTCCAGGTATCATGCCACCACCGTTGAATAATCAGTTCCAAGATTCGAGTTAGACTGTGACTTCGTTTTGTCCATCGTGATTATCGTCGAAGCCTTTGACGTTACAGGAGATTTTTCTGTGTTATTTGCATCTTCATCGTATTCTGAAGCCATATCTGCACTCCCCGTTGCTGCTTGAGCCATCGTGATTAAAGCAGTTGCCTTAGATTCAATTAGCGTCGTTATTGACTGAGTTAGATTTTTTGCTATTAACCATAAAGTAAATAAGTTGTTGTTTATAATTTGATGCGTAAGAAATCTTAAAGTAACAAAACTAAGTGGCTTAAAGAATGTTTTTAATGAATAACTTGCGTAAAATATCACCGGATTGCTATGCGAGCTTTGCCAAAACACAACCGGATTGCCGTTATCCCTGCTCGAAAACGTAATTGGTCTACCCATTGTTTCATTTAAAGCATTCCTATTAGCAATTTCTTGCGGTGAAACAACCTTGACCGCCGACTTATCCATCGTTATCGTGCCACTTGCCTTTGAACTTGTTGTGCTAATTTCTTGGCTAACCGTATACGTCGTCGGCATTACATTTCCATTCTTTTTACACCATCAGTCCATATTTCAAAATAAGCAGTTGAAGAATTATATTTCATAAACGTATTCCCATTGAGTCCGTCAAACGAAATCGGAAAATCTGAATTTATCGAAACGCCTTGGGCGTTAATTGAAAAGACATAAAGATTATTAATATAGAATCTAAGTGTCTGCTCATTCTTAACATATTGTGTAAATATCCCCGTCGTCCTCGCGTCATCCAAAATCCTGTCGCCCCAAGCGTTGATGCTTCCCGAACCCGTCCATTCAAGATAATGCCATGTTCCGTTTGTAGCATCGTAAATATACAATCTCCGCGTCTGACCGTTGACGTACATCAAATGTTCGCCGTCGTCCCCTATCCAGTCGGGGGGCGCAGTAACTACCCTCATCTGATACCGACCATTGTTGATAATGGTCTGCAAACTGTTCAGAACGTCTGCAAGAGAGAGGTCTTTTTTAACGCCAATTGTGAAATTATAATCGCCTATCTTCAATGATACCAACCTTTTACGACAATGCTCTATCTTCTGTTTCTGTACCTAACTGCTTTCCAAACAAATCCACCCCATAAATCGTCGACGCCGCCTGCGTCGAATTATCCTTTAACTTTATCTGAAACATATTCTCAATCGTCCCGACATCAAACGTAACCGTAGCTCCAAACGCAAACTGGTCGTTCCTGTCGTAACTAAACGCCTGTGCCGTAGTCCACGTCACGTTCCAGTCACAACGGTACTGGAAGTTTATGGTCAATGCCGTGCCGGACGAAATCTGCTTGATATACAACAACAGCCAAAGCGTCTTGCTTAACAGTCCGGCTGACTGTGGCTTCATCTTCCCCGAAACGTAATAAGCGTTGATTGCCGAACCGTTGTCCGAGTTTCCGCTTTCCATCTGGTACATATACCCGTCATATCCAACGGTATATAAAACCTTTTGCTTGTTGGTGGACAAGGCATAAACTGAACTGGAAAATATCTGATTGTCATACGGAAAAACACCATTCGTTTTCCAGTCGTAGACAAAAGCGTATTTCACCGTAGAATCCGTCGATAATACACAATACAAGATATATTCCGACGTATCTTTCTTAACGACCGCGTGGAACAGGTCGGTATAGGTATAGTTCATGTCCGAGAAGGCAATCGGCTGATCGTCTGCGCTGGCGAATAAATCATTCGTCTTCTCTGTGAGAACGTCATTAATGATTTGAATATTATATCCGTCAAATATCGCCAGCTTTTTATCTGTGGTCGGGAAAATCAGGCACGTTCCGACGTTGCCGCCGAAATCAATCTCTTTAATCGCGTAATGCGACGGGCAACCTGTGCCTAAAATCTGGTCGATTTGAAATGTCGGGTTTGAGCCGACATAGGTAATACGAAATATTGAATACCGCTTAAAGACGTATAGCTTACCCTTGAGCAAGGCGACGCCAGTAACAACGTCGCCGTCGTTGGTGTCAAAAGCGTTGCTAAAAACGTGTCCGGCAGGCCATGTCGTATAATCGTTCAGCGTACAGTATTGATACCCGTTCGGTGAACCACGAAGTGCAATAGCGAAACAGTAGTTCTTCCAAATAATGATGAACTTCGATATAGGAACATTGGATGCGGCGGTTGTATAAACGACCGTACCCGCCAAATCACCCGTAGCGTTGGTCACGGTCGGCGGAACGAAAATTGTCGTCGGCAAAGTCGCCGTAAAGATAAGGTTCGCGTTCGATGATGTCAGCGTAATCCCAACGGCGGCATACGCGGCGGCGTTAGCGGTAACGAAATTCGACGCCGTAGTGGTAAGAGTCGAACTGAATGTAGCAGTCAGGGATAGCCCACCTGCTCCGGCGATAGTCGCTGTTCCCGATATTCCAGTCAGCGTTACGGTATATACCTGAGAAACCGACGGGATAATCGCCGCGCTTCCCGTTCCAGTATATTTATAAATCCCAACGTCGGTATTAATCAACGCCGTTCCCGACTGCCAGTCGGCGAACGTCCAGAACCTCGATGACGAAATCGCGCCCAATGAATCCCATGTCCCGTCAGGCGTTCCAACGGCGGATTTATCCATCTTGTATAAAGTCGTCCCGAACGCGCCGAGAATCATGTTCTTGGAACTGAAATCGAAAGTCCCATAGCCTATGGTTCCCGACAAACCGCCCGTAATATAGACCTCAAAACAGGCTTTATAAAGCGTCTGCGCCGTCCACGTCGCACCACCGTAAAGGCTCATGGAACCACTTGGATAAATCACGTCGTAATTATCCGCGCCCCAACTGACACAAGCGGTCGGGCTTATTGCAAACGAACCCTGTAAAACAATATGGTACTGCGTTCCTGCGACCAATGTAGGATTCGCCGCAAACGTGAACGTAACCCATCCGTACCCTGTCGTCAGAGTCGTTACGTCAACATTCTGAGAATCGCCGTTTGTAACAGACGTTCCGGAAGGAACTCCGGCTGTATCGGTTTCAATGGATATGGTGATATTTCCGGTCGGCGCACCCGTTTTCTTGAGCCATAACCGAACCTTCGTGACCGTACTGGACGTGTTCGGCTTGAACCCCTGAGAGATATTCGTATTCGCCGTAACGTCACGCCAGTTCTGGTCGAAAGTCTGATACCCACAAGGATAAAACGTGTCCAGAAGGTCGGACGAAACGGCAGACGCATTGACCTTCGCAAACCCACCGCGCTTAATCAGTCGGTTCCCAATGCCCGCGCAATGCCAGTTCCGCATATTCGGGCTGTTCTTCAACGGCATAGATAGGATAGGCGTGAGCGTATCCTGTCCGCCGGAGAAGTCGTTAATCATGGCAATCTGTTGTTTAAGCAAAGTTGGTTCCCTTGTAATCCATTTGCGAACCACCCCGACGCTGATTAATCGGTATCATGGGCTTTCCCATCTGTGGCAATTTCGTCTGTATTCTCTCATCGTTGCTGAATGCGTCATTCAACAATCGTGTTGCCTTCGCTTCCCATCCAGCCATTCCTTCAGCGTCACCCTGCTTACCAAGCAAATCCGATACGGCGAGATAAACAATCGCCATATGCTCGTCGGTATCAGGAACTTCGGGAACATCCGTATCGCCAGACAGTTCAGTTAATTTCTTGATGTAATCGAAATAAATCAACGGTGACTGAGTAATAAACGACGCCGACGGGATTGGCGAGAACTGGACTTGCAGAACCCCTGCGGCGGTTGACGTTATCCTGGCGACTTCGGGAGTGCCGACAATCTGATTATTGACCCGCTGATGCCATTTGTCGTCGTCAACGATTTCGATTGGCAGTTGCGTTCCGGCGAGATAATACCAACAATTCAACATATGGTCGAAATCTGTGACCGTCGCAAGGATACCGTATGCTTGTTGACTGGCGACCGGAGTAATCGTCGCTTCTCTTTTGAGAACTTCCCAATTCCGTTTTCCGGCGATAGAACGTACCGCGTCCTTAACCGCCGTCTGTGCCTTGGTCTTGGAATTGACGATGTTATTTACGTTGGCATAGTCCTGAACTCTGCCGTATAAATCCGCGTAGGTTAGCCCGTAGGTAGTAGGCATTATTAAACCTCGTCTAAAACTTCTTTAACCGTCCTTAGAACATTGTCGAGCTTGGCACTTTTCCGACTAACTTCCATCGTCTGAATTTCCAAGTCCTTCTTTATGCCCTCATTGGACTTTATCAGGTCGTAAGCCGCTTTCTGCGACACGGCGATATTCTTTTCCTTGTCGTTCACGGCACTTTCTTTATTAATCAAATCCTTCAGCCTGTCTTTCACCTTGTCGTGAAGAACCGACGCTTCATCCTTAATCCTCTGGGCTTCGTCCTTGGCGGCTTGAACAATGCTTTTGCCGTTGGCTTCTAAAGCGATTAGTTCTTCCTTTGCCTTTGAGATTTTCTCAGCCAGACCGTTTATCTCAACGATCAAATTGGTCTTCTGATTAGTAAGGCTCTTGACCTCGCTCGTTAAATCAAGAATCTCCGAATCACGGCTGTCGAGTTCACGGGAATTATCCGTCCTATCCATCGGTATCTCCTTTGCTTTTTTTGCCCTTACTGAAAAACGATTCTTTAACAGGTTCTTTCACCGATTCTTTTACAATCACTGGCTCTCTCTCAATGACTTCAAACTCATTCCTGTTCGGCAGACTGAAAATATGGGAAATAATTTCCTTGCGCTTTATGTCCAGCGTCCAGTCATTTTCAGGAGTGAAATGAAAAAACTCCCTGCCGTAAGAAATCTTGTAAACCCCCGGTCTTCCTCCAACGTAACGAATCAGCATAAAATTTCCTTTCTATCAGCCGTTAAAAGTCCAAACAACACTATCGCCGTCCCTGCTAACCGGGGATAGTCGAGAAAACTATATCCAAATCCCACTATAGCCAAAATCAAGCAGGATGAAAATATCGCCAACTTCACCGGACACTTGCTGTGGCGATTAACCAACTGGCTTCCCAAGAACAAAATAAACGCAATCAATCCCAATATCCCGACGGAATAAAAAATCTCCAAGTACAGGCTGTATGGGTCAGTGTAAACATGGTCGGCGATACCGATATAATGAAAGGTTCCTATGCCGTTACCTTTCAAAACATGGTTTATGCCCTCTTTAATCGCATAAATCCATGACCCGATGCGTATTTCCATTTGACCGTAATGCCAATAAATATAAATTGCGACCAATCCAAGAAACGATTGCCATACGGGAAGCGACTGTATTCTTAATCCTTTTTTCCACAAGAAATACCACATCCCACCAACCGCCGCGACTGTCGCTGTTCCTGAATGAGATAGAAACAGACCAAGCACCGGAATAATGGTCAGCCAGGGGTTTAACGTGAAACAGATCGGCATAGCTATCGCCTGATAAATCCCAAGTTGTGTCTTGTATCCCATCAGGCCGATGATTTCGCCCTGTTTGAACATTAAAAAGTGGATGTTAAAAAATTGCAGGATTGCGAAGACCATGTTGAGTAGAGATACTGCGGCAATAACCCAAAAGAGACTCCTCAAGTGTTTAACATCCGCCCAAACAGCAACAACGTAATATAACAAGAACCCTAAAAATACCTGTGGGAACAACTTTATCGTTACTGGATGCCAGTACACGCTCCATACGCAGACCAGTAAAACCAAATTCAAAAATCCGTTACTGACCGTCCGTCGTGGATATGACGACAGCGCGGCAAGCAATAACAGGATGGTTCCGTACATAAAAATTTGGAGTTGAACAACGTCAATGTTGTTCGTGAAATATCCAAACTGATAAAATTGGAGTGTAGCGACCGCTGGGACGCTTAACGGAATGAACAGTATGGGAGACAGGAATAAAAATATTCCTAGAGCAATATTAAACATTAGTTGTACGTAATTAAAACCGTTCCATTACTGACAATTAAATATAGTCCCGTGTCTAATTGCAATGGATTATTGCCATAATCTCTCACATAGGTATTACCAGACGTTGCCTGTTGTCCTTCTGCTTTAACGTCGGTACTTGACCCTGTTAAAGTGGTGTCTGAGAGAGCGTCAAGAATCATAAAACTTCCACCATTTGATGTGGCAATAAAATTTATAGACAAGACTTCCGCATTTCCTCTTTTGACAAGGGTGCTTGCTGTATATGCTTTCGTGGTTGAATTAATTCTGTTTCCTCTCGACCCGCTATCGGCAAAAACAACACCGCCCAACATCAACGTGACAACGATTAACGCAAAAAGTTTTTTCATATCGTCCTCTATGAGATTGGGAGAGGGCTTTATCAGCCCCCTCCCCAATCCGCATTTTTAGTAATACAGCAAACTAATATCCGCTGTTGTAGTAACAACAACAAGACCGTTGTTAAACGGAATACCATTGTCTCCAAAATCAATCGGAGAAATGCTGGCATACTGCGTTGCCTGACCGCCTTCGACCAAAATTCCGGTCTGAGCATAAACTCCGGTTGCCGCCGCAACGGTCGCCGCATCATAAATCGTAAACACGGCATTCGAAGACGATGCAACGCCGGAGACGTATCTTAAAACGCCTCCATGTGCAATGACTACGGTATTAGTGTGATAAACAAAACCCGACTTCAGCGGAACTGTCCGGTTGACATCCGCTCCTGAAAAACTACTTGCGAAACTACCTGAAGCCAAACAGACTCCAATCAGAACCGCAAGGACTAAAACGATATATTTCTTCATTTTATTTCCTTTCTGGTTAGACGCTAATTGGGTTGTCTGCATAAGACTTCATCAATACATAGTTCACCGACTCGCCCGCGCTGTTCTGAATGGTGGACTGCCCGTAAACAGCGGCAATACCAAGACCATTCTCGAACGATGAGCCATCTGGGAACTTGTAATCGTAACCTTGGGTAATCGGCACAGGCTTCATACCCCAACCGCGACAAGCGATTTCGGCTCCAAAGCCGACGACGCTTGACACGTTACGCTGTGTTATCAGCGCACCCGCTGTGTGAGTAGCGGCGGTTGTTCCGTTCGCACCACGCGTACAACCCGCGAAACGATAGGTTGTCCCCGTCATGGTTCCGGCGGTCTTACTGGTATAGGTGATTTCCTCGTTGTCAATCTTGAGAGTACCAGTAGCACCAAAGAACTTCGCCAAGTTCATCTTCGTACCAACCACTTCAAAGATAATCTCGGTGTCAGCCGCACCCGCTGAAGTGTAAAGCCGAACTTCAGGACGAAGCGGAGAACCCTGGATGTTATTCCCTGATTTCTTCGCCTTATGGGTGTAAACAATGATACCGTTATACATACCTAACGCACCCGTGAACAGCCGGTTCTTGCTGTAATCACGAGGGCCAGCGTCTCTCTGCGCCTGATTCCATACCGGGTCGCCCTTGAGCCAGTATTCGTCAATTTCAGAGATAACACAGCCGTAGACCTCTTCCTCTTCGCCTTCCGCGCCTTCTGTGCGAATCGGAATCGCCGTCCTCTGCAACGCCAACTTGAGACGGTCGATTTCTTCTGTTCCGAAGTGATCGTTCGTACCCAAAGACGCCACAGACGTACCAGACCCGGCGTAAATCGTGTTGCTCGCCCCGGAAATCAGAGCGGCGAACATATCGCTGTCCATATACCGGCTCATCCAGTCAGCAAGTTCCTGCCGAATGGTCTGAACGATATTGAAATTCACTCTTTTTTCCAACGCTTTTGTGTAAGCAACAGCGTTCCTCAACCAATCGACTGTCAGGGTGTATTGACCTAACGCTAACTGGTCTTCGTTTCCTTGCAGAGTGCTTTCACCAGTAACACCGGCAGAAAACAACTGAGATACCGTGTTAAACTTGATGGTATCGCCGGGTTTCTTGGTGAAATCCTCGTTCACGATAATCGGCTTGCGGGAACCCTCTTTCCCTTCAAACCTTTTGCCCCAAAATGCCCTTCTAACGGCATCTTCACGGAGCCTTTCACTCCACCATGTAGGAATCGCATCCTGTAAAACGCCACTTCCGGCGTTATACGTCATGTCGTTAAGGGTTGAACCCTTATTCCCAAGAAGGAGTGCTTTCCAAAACTTCCACATAATCGCTCCTTTTAATTTATCCTGCCTGACCCATGTCATAGGCATCTTTTTCTTCGTCGCTCAGTTTATTATATTCATCAAAACTGAGTGCCTTTTTTCCACCCGCACCGCTAGTCCCCTTGCCTTGAATGGCTCCCAACTTACCTTTACCGGGAGTAGTTTCCGCCTTCGCCCGCCGTGTAATAATCGCAAACGCTTCAACGGTTGCTAAATACTCAGCTTCGGGAATCGTGTACCTCTGAAACGTCCCTTCAGGAGTGAACTGTGCGTATTTAGACGTTAAAATTTCGTCTGCGAGTTTATACAACGGACTTGCCGGATTGAATTTCCCATCCTTGGCAAAATCGTACTCTCCCCCGAACTCCTTAATGCACTTCTCTCTTGCGGACGTAACGCCCTTGTTATAGGACTCCACAAAAGTATTCCGTTCATTGTACTTGTTCAGGGCCGCGTCAATCTGCCGCTGAGTGTAGACCTTCAGATTCTTCCTAAAATCAGGGTCATAACCTTCCAACAGTTTTTCAACGTCGTCGTCACTTGACTCTGTTGGCTTTGCTTTTGGTTTCCATGATTTCAGCGAATGGTCATACTCAAAACCATTCTCTTTTAAAACCTGAACCAGCCTCGGTGCTTGTCCCTCGCTATTCATATAACGTCTCTTATATGGATTAGCGTCGTTCTCCCAATCGGGTTGCTGTTGTTGTCCAGCTTGCTGATTGTCCTGCTGTCCCTGTTGTTGGACGTCTTGTTGCTGTTCTTGTTCCTGTGCCTGTTCTGGCATAACTAACTCCTTACCTGTTACGGTATAATATTAATGACCCATCGAGGCCCGTTATTCCACCGACGAATCATGTCTTCCCTAAAATCTGCTGTTCGTCCATCTTGTCCCGTCCGTCGTTATTGGCCTTCATGTACTCGTCCTTGTTAGGAACGGAGTTGGACTGGATTCCTAATTTCTGTTCGATAACGTCGAGCCGTGCCATAATTTGCTGAATTTCAGGATTCATTTTTCGCCTTTCGCCTTTTCCTCAAGTTGTTTAGGGAGCCGTTCAACCTCGCGCCAAACAGCTAACGCCAACTGCAAACGCTTTAACGACTCACCGTCAAGCGTCGTATCTTCTTCCATCTTCTTCTTAACAATCTCAATCTTCTTATCGACAGCTTCAGAATACGTTTTCCATCCTCGGCTATTGGATATTTCCAACCAAGAAACATACCCCTCTCTCGCCTTCTCGATTTTCTCAAGCCGTAACTTTTTACGCTCGTTAAATTTCTTGAATATATCCATTATGCACCCGCCCCAGGACTAGCCCCCCACTGGCATCCCCGTCATTTCTTTCGGCTTCATCTTCTGAATATGGTCAAGAAACTTCTGAACACCAAGAGATTGTATCGACGCTGGTAATTCCAAATTAGACAATATTTCCAACTGCTGTTCAATCGGTAAATCTTTCCAATCGAGCTTCAACGATGGGTTCTCAACACTTCCCTTTGTGGCTTTCTTCGCCTCAATCTGCGCCTGAATCTGCGCCATCATCATCTGCATCTGCATTTGCTGTTGCTTCTTCTGCATAATTTCTTCTTCACTCGCCAACCGGACATTACGAATATCCATTGCCATCAACATATTCTTCGTCGTATCGAGCATGGTCTGTTCGTTTATGGCGGGATTTTTACCAACCGATTCCAACACCGTCTTGTACATCCCCATTGCCCGTTCCTGTTCGAGCTGGCGATTGATATTCGCGGAATTGCCAACTGACTCAAAATCAAAATTACCTGACCAGTCATCCTTCTTAATGGACTTAAACGGATTATCCTTTTCTCCCGTCAACTGATAAATAAAATCGTCTTCCAAAAACTCCGCGTTCAACGCAACGATGAACTCAAACATATCCTCGTTCACATTCTGTAACGCAGTAATCATATCGTCGAACTTTACGTTCCCTTCGCCAACGATGGTCGCTATCCCACCATACGTCCGGTTCGACGCCAACCCGCCACCCTGGTCTAGCGCATAATCCGTTGTCCCAAACAACTTCTGTACCATGCTCAGAAGAAACTCCATCTTCTGAAATTCCATCTGCTCGGCTGTCGGCAACTGCAAAACCTTATACGCATCAGGATTACTCGTCTTCCACTTAATCCCCGGCCCAAACGGATTTAATTCATCCTCATGGTCTTCTGGCGTGATAATCGGCGGGTTATTATTTATCGACCCCCGGTCAATCATCTGATTGAACACGGCATCAATCATGTCCCTTAACCCACACAGGAACTCAGGAACGCCCTTGCCCGTAGCCTTGCCTTCCATCGGGATGATTTGGTAATGGAAAAATGGTCGTATCGAGGTCGGCGCGAACATCCACCCCAACAAAATCTTCTGTTCAGGACAAACAAACGCCACGATTTCTTCGTCCTCGTCGTTCTCATCAACGTCATATTTCCCGTGCCACTCAAAAACCTTTATCTCCTGACGCATGGCTTTCTGGTGGTCATTGCTCTTTTCGATTATCTTTTCCCACAACTTCCTGACGCTCTGTTCCTTAAACTTCCCCTCGGACGGGTCGCCTTCCCGACGAGAAAACCAATCGAACGTCCGTTTATAGGTATCGCAAATCCACGGCCAGTCCTCAATCTCAGGGCTGTCGGCGTTCTTCGGGATGATGATTTCTTTTATCGTCCGTCCGTAAACCATCGGCCCGTCGTAAACGACTTTGGTTTCCTGTGTTTCATTCTTTACTTTTTCAGGGACTACTCCAAACTGGTCTGCAAATGGTTCAAAATCACTTTTAACCTCAATCGGTTTCTTTGTCGCGGGGTCTATAAGCAATTCTTGGGCAATCGGGTGTTTAAGGTTGTAGACCACCTTATTAAAAGGTCGGGTCTTCTTCTCCCACACGACCTTCGCAAACCCGTCGCCTTCAATAATAACGGTCTTAAACACCAACTTCATTTTCCGGTAAATCTTAATCAGGCGGGTAAGTTGATAGTTCAGGGCTTCCTGAACGATAGGAGCTTTCTGTATGCTCGACGGTTTTGTAGAGGACACCCACGCGATAGGCTTTATTCCGAAACAAACCTTTAAAAATCTCGGAAGCAATCCTTCAATCGTAAACGCATCAATCGGAATCCCCACATCACTCGCGCCTTCCCACGGCGAGTCCTTCGGAGATTTCTTCGGGTCGTCGCCCCACCCAAGCAAACCGGAAATAGAACGCTTCGCCTCGTACCGTTTCGAGTATTGTTTTACTTCTTCAATCCTCGGTTGCTGAACGGTCAGGGATTCTTCAACTTCTTTGATAATGAAATCCCTGAGCTTCCTATCCTTGTCATTATCTTCGGGCATCGAGTCGCTGATTTCAGACATTATCTTTTCCTCTTTCCAAACCTGCTACGAACAAAATCTACCGGACTCATCGTCGGACTCGTAATAATCTTCTTTTCTTCTGGCATCTGCGCTGTCTTTATAATATCACGACACAACTCTAATAACCCAAGCGCACGAACCTTATCCATCCAAAATTCTTTTGTGCCTTCCAAATACACCTGATTATTTTTAATCCAGACCTCGCATATTTTAAAATCGGTGGGAGGCGTAGCATCTTTGTTTAATTCGGGCTGTCCCGTCTTATTTGCGTCGCTGTGAAGCTCGCCATTCCCACCGGATTTTTCTACCATAAGTCTCCTTTAATATCCTGACAGGCCACGAAACCTATGCGCCGTCGGCTTCGGATTAAAAAACTTTTCCTTATACGGCTGTTCCATCCGAACCTGACCCGCTATCGCCCGACTCATCACCATATCATCCGCTTTGCCTTTTTCCGCCTCTGGCTGTCCCCTTTTCAAATTATTTATAAACGTCCAACACTGTGCAATCAAATCCTTATCCACCAACTCTGTCGAACCGTTCTCAATCTCAGACTTTAACTGCGCTAACATCTGTGGGCGTGTCACGCTATTCGTCGAGAACCCCAACTCCTGTGTCTGCTCGACGTGTCCCTTCTTGGTTTTAATCTTCCGGTACACACGACCATAATTTTTATACAAACCCTGATTAACCGAGTAACCATACCCCTTACTCTCACACGCCACCACCGCATCGTTGTAAAAATGTCCCATCTTAATTAAATCTTCCTCGAACCTGTCTGGGGGAATGTTATGGTTATACGCACACACCGTCTTATTCGTCTTTTTATCCAGCACCACCGCCGAGGACTTGTCCCCGTGTTCCAACCCCTCCGCCGGGTCACCACCAATCACATACTGACCACCACGCACAGGCCATTCATATATCTTAAACAGCCCCGTCGCCATTTCACGCCACACGAACTTTCCGTTCTCCTTAACAATATTCCCGACGGACTTTGGCTTTGACGATTCCTGTCTTGCCAATGCTCTCTTATCGAAGAAATTATCGCCCGTCGAGACGAAGGCCGTTTTTGCCGAGTCCGGAAATTCTTGGTTAAATTGTAAAACGGAACGATTGCAGTTATTTACGATACACCACCGTCGCCACATTATCTGACCGCGATCCAGCTTATATTTCTCGGCCTGTATCGCCTCATCCGTCAAAAAATCTTCGCGTTCCTGCGCGGTCGCAAACTCAATCGCGTCAACGGGGTACTCCGAATCGAGGCGATACTCCGCAATCTCGAACCACGGCACAAAAAAGCATTCCCAATCAGTCAAACCAGCCTTGCTCGCTTCCTCCGTCGATACCCACTCGTCATAAAACTGATTTAACCCATTCGCCGTCGTTTCGCCGATGATAAATGTCCCCGGTAAATTCGGAACCGCCTGGTTGATACCCAACATCAGGGTTTTTAAGTCACGAAACCGCGAAACTTCCGATAAATGCACAAATCTAAACGTATATTTTCGTCCCGCCGACAAATTGTCGCTCGTATCAATCAAAATTTGACTGTGTATCGACTCAAATTCCAACTTTTTTTCGTTTGAGTGCTTCGGAACGGGTCTTAAATGCTCGGCGAGAGTCTCTTGAAACAGTTTTTGCATACCAAAAAGATAATTTGCACCGTCAATGTCATCTGCGACCACCAGCGAAGTCGTAGCTTCGCGCTGTGACGTTACTGCGTACTCCAATGCTTCTACTATCGTCGAGATACCGGCCTGTCGAGCCTTCAAACACCATATTCTTACTGGTTTCTTCGCTAAAATCTTCCGCCGTATCAACGCCATCAGCCGTTTCTGCACCGTATTTAACGTCAGCTTTACCAGTTCTCCACCCTTCGTCCTTATGGTTAAATACCCACCCTCCACCAACAACAGCGGATCGTCCATCACCAACGACTTTTCCGCCATCAGCAGGTCTTTGTCGCTCATATTATCGAGTTCCGCTACGCTGTTCACGCCCTGTCCCCCACCCAACAAATAATTCCTATAATTATCGGCATTACCACCAAATATATCTTACCGAACACCGTCAACCCATTCCAATCCTGTACAATCTCAGCCCAACTCATCACGGCATCACCGCTTTCCCGTCCGAATATTTATGCCGATGGTTCATTATCAACAGCGCGTTACCTACCATCTCATCACGCAGTTTTTTATCAATAATCCCATACTGCCGTAACACTTCCTGGTCTATCTTATATTTCTCGTTCCTCCATAAATCATCGAACACCACCATCCCCAATAATACAAAAACCGACAGCCCTATCGCCACCTGCGATAATCGCCTGTCGGTTAATTTATACCACTTATCCGTATTTACTGCCCCACTCGCCTTTATCACTCGCCACCCCGTCGCTGTCTCTACTCCCCATCCCCTTCGTCTGAACCCACATCCAACACCCGGTTAAATCCCACACTCAACCGCTTCTTAATATCTTCCCTCTGCTGTACCGTTAAATTAAAATTAACCGAATTATCATCCCCACCACCTGACTTTATATATCCCTTTATCCTCATCAAACCTTCCCAAAATTTAAACCTGGCATTCCAGTCGGGAGTCGAAGTCTCGTCCCCGTCCTTATCATACCGACACGCCACCAACCCCTCTCGCGCCGTCTGAAATAAAACATCGTCGGTAATTCCAACTTTCTGTAACGCCAAATCACGAACCGACAATTCACGCGACAAATCTCGAACACCACTCGTCTCTACCGGCAACCGCGATCCTATCTGCTCTACGTCTCCCATACTTTTATCTTATATTACCTTTCTCCCATGTCAATTTTTATCTGTTTTATTTTTAACACCACACCAATCTCCACCTCTTATCGACTTCGTTCGCCTTAGCCAACCCTGGCGAACGTGGCAATCGTTTAAAACGCAACTGCCACATCCGAATTACCGTGTGCGCTACTACGATAACCCCCCGACGGAACTCCGACGGAAAATCAAGTTTCAAAATTTTGGGAAAATTCAGATGCGACTATTGGAAATAAAATTAATATACGCGCCGTCCCCCATGCCTTGCGCGTTCCGGGCCGATCTGTATCAGCGACACAACACAGCGACATAGCCCCATGCCACGCTATGAGCTGGTGATATGACGTATCGTCAACGAATACTATAAAACTTCCTATAATCTACATTATGGGTAAGTACACACGCATAGATGATACTTGCATATAATACAAGGGCATTAGTGGTTGATGCGCTCCATTTTAAGAGCGGTGCTACTAAGGAAATGGAGTGGAAAACAAGGCGTTGTCCATCATGTCTATCGTCCGTCCACTATGTTTTAGTCATCCTTCCCTTATATAGTCGTCCACCATGTCCACCATGTCCATCATCTTTTTTTTATATATAAGGAAAAAAGAGAGTATGTAGAGAGAGGAGAGGAAAAGAGAGAATATAGTATAGGCAAAACTGATGGACATAGTGGACATTGTGGACAAAATATTATATATCAATGACTTACAACAAAATTGATAATGGACATAATAATGGACGGATGATGGACATTGTTAGAGTATTAATATATATTTATAAAGATAATAGAAGCGGAAAAAACGGGTTATAAACCTCGACGGGAAGCGGATAGTAGCATGATATGATATTAAAAAATAGTTGATAAAAAGACTTAACAATCTACTATCATATGCTATACTAGCAATAGATGAAGGGAAGGGTAAACCAATAACAAGGAGGGGAAAAACATGAGTATGTCAAAGAAAGATTTCATCGAGCTGGCGGACGTTATTAAGGAACAAAAGGGGAAGGGCGTACCGTATGAATTCAGCGCGGACCAAATCGGAATACTGGGCGATTTTTGCGCTGGTCAAAACCCGATGTTTATGCGCGGACGCTGGGAATCTTATATCAACGGCGCTTGTGGCAAGAACGGCGGGAAGGTGAAGTAATAACGTATCATAACAGGAAGGGGGAGAATATGAATAGGATCGAACAAAGCGTTCTACATGGTGATGACGGATTATTTATGGGAAAGATTACAATTTATAGTGATGGTATTAAATGTTATAGCCAGTTTTCAGGGACAAAGAGATTGACCAGGGCTGATGCGATTGCCGATGCTGAATGGATGCAAAATGACTTGTTATCAGTAAACGGGAAGGCATAACAGTCGCAACGCGACGGGAAGGATGGGGAATGGTATGAATATCCAACAAAGATATATAGTCCACGAATTCAAGCGTTGCGGATATATGCCGGAAAAGTCTTTTGATTCTTTTGAAGAAGCCGTTTCATACGTTGAAATGTTATCTAATGGTGACCGTCTTTCAAACAATATGACAAGCTCACAATATAAGAGATATGAACAAAATATGAAACCATTGATTGAAGCGTCCTTCACTGGCTTTTATACGGATTGCTTCAATTACTGCCCGAAAGACGGATTAGACCACAAGAAAGAAGTGCTGGACTATGTTATGAATGGTTCAATTCAATTATCGCATAGATAAACCAAAGTGTTAGTGACAAGGAATTTGAGGATATTTTGAAGAAAGAAAGAGTTTAACCCGCCCGCAAGGGCAAAAGAGGAGGGGAAAAGATGAAGTGTAAATTATGCGACAAGGAATTTACACCGAAAAAGACCGGGCGAAAATGGTTTAAAGATAACTGTTGTTCCAAATGTACAAATTGGTTTAATGTTCCGAAATATAAAATATTCAGATAACCCCGCCACCGGCGGAGAAGGGAAGGGAATATCATGCAGATATATAAAGGCGTATTTGCCCGAAGGGTTGACGGCGATTTGCAGACCTATGAAACAGTCGAACCAGCTAAGAACAAGGCAGAGGCCACGCGCTTGTTTAAGCTCATGGCGCAAAAAATGGACGCAAGATTTATTGAATTAAGAACCGTTTAACGCTCCACCAACGAAAGGAATTAATATGAAGGCGCAGAGAACACATACAGAAGGCCAGTGGTATTTAACGGACGAATGGACAATCAAAAGCGGAGAAAAATGTATTGCAAAGGTTTACCCGTCAGTCGGCAATTTTGACGGGATACCAAACGCTAATTTGTTGGTATCCGCGCCGGAGCTGTTGGAGGCGTTGAAGGATGCCGAAATCTCGTTGCTTCAAACGGACATCCCAAATACAAAACCACACTTTATGACCAAGATAGCGATTGCAATCGCAAAGGCTGAAGGTCATTGACAACTTATCCGCTTTGGATTAGTATATAAAGCGGAGGTACTATCATGCAAACAAAAGAGGAAATCAGGCTTTACAAAAGGGAATGGGCAAGAAAGCGCAGGGCGTTAGGCTTGCCAACAGGCGGTAAGGCTTCCGCCGAGTGGTGGAAGAAATACAACAAGGCATATTATGCAAAGCCGGAGGTGAAGAAAAGAAAAGCTAGACAGATGAGAAAGTATCGTAAAGACCCGACGTTGAGCGTTCGTTTTGTGGCAAGGGATTTAACCAATAAGGCTATAAAGCAAGGACGGCTTGTTAAAAAGCCATGTGAAAAATGTAGAGTAGAGAAAACAGAGGCACATCATACAGACTATTACAAGCCTTTGGAAGTGGTTTGGCTTTGTAGGACCTGCCACAAGGCCGAACACGCCAAAGCGGAGGGCAGATAACATGAAAACCGCAGAAATAAAACCCGATTATTCAACCCTACACTGTCCGCATTGTGGCTTTGATATTACTAATGAGCTAGAAACGGAATACGGCGTATTCTGTCCTAATGCCTGTAATGCCAAATGCGGAGACTTTTGGAAGTCTGAAGCCTTGCCGAAGAACTGGAGAGCACTAGGCATGATATTGTTAGGGGATGAGCTATATCATAAAACAATTAGATAAACTAATTAAAATAAGGAGATAATTATATGACACAACCTAGATTTTTTATATGCACATTGACCACGCCAGACGCCGATATCTTGCGCCGTTCAGAAATTGTTAGACGGGGAGAGAGGACACATTTGGATATTTACCGTCGAGGGATAGAGGCGTTTGAGGCTGAGCCGGAAGCCAAGAAAACAGTAGACGGAAAAGCCAAGAAAATGATAGACGGGAAATAACGCGATAAGAATAAAATATAAATTGTGTTGACACGCACAGGCTTCGGGTGTAATGTTTTCGAGTAACTCAACCGAGGCCAGGCGGATGACCCCAGAAAAAATCAGACCCCGTTTTTTATTAAAGAATAAAAGACGGGGTTTTTCTTTGTGTTCCCGGTGGTTGCACTGGCCTGCGACCTGTAAATCCTCGAAAGGGGAGCCGGGAACCTTCTTATTTATGACACCATGAGCGACCCCGAAATGCCAGACACACCGCCAGACAGAACGCTAGGAAATGAGCAAGTCCTAGCCGACGCCGAACTTATCCGCAAGGAAGCAAACTTGGCAGAAGCCAAAATCATCAACACCGCAGAACCTAAAAAATTACAGGATAAGCCCAACAAATATTTTACCCTTGCCATGAGTATAAACGGAGGCAAGGAGTGTAAGGAGTTTTTGTATTGCCTGGAAGAAGATAAATTTTATAACTATAAGAACGGATATTGGACGCCATTATATGATATTGAGTTTTTAGGCATACTCGAAAACCGTATGCCAAGACTTATCTCCATGACGTTGCCAAGCAGAAAGCAGATCATAGAGAACTTTAAGACTATCGCCCGTCAGCACGTTGACAGGTTTAACTGGTGCGAAATGGTGAATTTAGAAAATGGGATGTTAAACCTGAGTTTGGGACAGCTAGAAGAACATGAGCCAATGTTTTTTTCCACTAACCGCCTTCCTTATAAATACGACGCAGGGGCTAAGTGCGAGTTGTGGCTTAAATCGTTGTCAGAGATATTCGAAGGCGACCAGATAAAAATAGATGTGCTACAGGAGTTTTTCGGGTATTGTTTGACGAAGGACACGAAACAGCATAAGGCGTTGTTGCTACTTGGAGAAAGTCGGTCGGCAAAATCGACTTTATTATATGTATTGAGATATTTGATTGGAGATATAAATTGTTCATCCGTACCATTGAAAGACATCCGTAATCCGCAACACACGCCCGACCTAGTGAATAAGCTCGTAAATTTTGATTATGACGTTTCCGCTAAAGCCACAGAATTTGAAGATGAATTTAAAAAGATAACCAGTGGCGAGCCGATAAGAGCCAACCAGAAATATATCGAATCTTTTTCGTTTAATCCCTACTGCAAGCTGGCTATGGCCGCGAATATATTTCCTAAGATAACCGACCATAGCTCCGCATTTTATAACAGGTTGATATTGATACCTTGCGACCGGGTGTTCAGCCCAGAAGAACAAAACCGGGATTTGCCGAAGCAGTTGTTAGGGGAATTGCCGGGGATATTAAATTGGGCTATGGCAGGATTAAAGCGGTTGACGAATAGGGGAAGGTTTGCGGAGCTAGAATTTATGCGTGAAGCGGTTGAAGAACTGGAAAACGAGAATAACCCAGTTAATTTATTTTTTGATGAATATGTTGTTGTAGAAAACGGAACATGGATAGAGAAAAGCGATTTGTTCGATAAGTATAAAATGTGGTGCGAGAGGACTAAAAATTTTACGTTAAGCAAAAACAGGTTTGCGTCATGTGTGTATAAAAAGTATCATAAGCACACGCCAAAACAGATACGGTTAAGTTCTGGAAAACGGGCTTGGATTTGGAAGAATCTTAAATATATTGACGTTCCGCAGGGGCAGGGTGGGCAGGAGGTCGGATGGCAAGAGTAAGGAAGAAGAAGCGTAAAATTAAAATCGTTCCGGTAGATTTAATGGTCGGCTTGGGCGAGGTGGGTGGGGTATGGGTGTTAAGGGATCATGGAGCCGTTCGCCGTTTAGTTCGTACTGTCTACGCCCATGTAGGAACCGGGATATTAAATGTGATGATTGTCTGAGGTTTAATAATTATGTTGAGCTTAAACGAATTGGGTCTAGACCCCGACGAAATAGCATGGATACGGTTAGTGGCAAAGACGATGAACGCTGAATGGGTGAAAATCATGGGTTGCTATGTCTGCAAATCTACCGGCAAACAAAAAGACAAAGAAGGCAATACGGTCATTTGTCCGATGTGTAAGGGAACGGGAGAGGCGATAAAGCCAGCGGTAGAATAATTTTTCTTGACAATAACATAACAGCATGGTATATTTTTATCAATCAAGAAAGGAGGCTGTCTCATGGGTAAATACACTAACGTAACAATCGCACTTCTCGACGAAGAATTAGCAAAGCTCAATCAGGTAAAGAAAGCGGAGAAGGACATAACGCTCAAGGGGATTTTTGTTTTGGGATTGGATGCTATTTTAAAAAGGGTAAAAAAATGACCACCATCCTTGTCCACTCACCACTACACAACTATCTTCAATACCTGTGTTTCTACGGGCGGATAACGACTGAACAGGCGATATTGGTTTTGGAGTGTAAGAAGGCGTTGGCGGAGATGAACTAATGCGTGACTTAAAAACCCAACAAGACGCGGGAATAATTCTGATGTGGTGCATTTTTCTTTCCATTTTGGTTGTGCTGTTGTTTGCGAAGCCGGTGAGGGCGGAGGACTACGAACCCGTCATGGTCTGTAATGCGATATTCCATGCTGAAGGGGGCGCGAAGGCACAGTATTTATATGGAATCCGCTCTGTTCACTATAAAGACCTGTTTGAAGCCCGTCATATCTGTTTAAACACCGTAAAACACGCGAAAAAGGACTATCTAAGGGAAACGGGTGGCAAAATTGATTTTATCGCCTTCTTGGGGTCGCGCTACGCTCCTGTAGGGGCTAAAAACGACCCCAAACACCTCAATAATCACTGGATTAAGAATGTGCGGTATTGGCTCAGAAAGGATGCTCATGTCAAATAACGATGTGATAAGGCGTGGCGGCGGCTCGCCACAGGCAAGGGGCGCGGATGAAGCCGGTATGAGTGGATCGTCCCACGCACAAGGATATGAATGCGAAGATTGCTTTGAAATATTTGATCGCGTTAACGAGGACGGCGTATGCCCTGAATGCCAAGAGGAACGTGACGCCGAAATGTACGCGGATAAATTTGGAAGTGATATTCGACCTGGCAAGGTGAATGAAGATAATCCGAAAGTGGATAGATAGATGCCTAAGATTAAAAATTTATTAGCCGAGATTAATAAAATTAACCGTCATTGCCTTAAGCAAGCGATTACGGGCGCAAAGCACCGAACCCCGGCACATCAATCTGAGCTTATTTATGGTCAGTGGTGTCACGAAGGAAAGATAAGGAAACGGAATGGGAGTTTTTATTGATAAATAAGGAGGAAATATGGCAGAGAATGAGGTAGCAATATTCGAGGAGTTGAAAGCTCCAATGGCGATTGGAGAAGTATTTGCGAAGTCGGGAATGTTCCCAGACGTTAAATCACAGGCACAGGCTGTTGTAAAAATCCTTGCTGGAAAGGAATTGGGGCTGTCGCCGTTTGAGAGCATGGGTTCAATTTATGTTGTAAACGGGAAACTAGCACTTACATCAAAGGCGAAAGCCGGTCTTATCAAAAGAAGCAAGAAATATGATTATGTCATCGTCAAGTCAGACGACACAGAATGTACTATCAATATTACTAATGCCGACGGAATTGTTGGGTCTACAACTTTCACATTTAAAGACGCCGCCAAAGCCGGATTAGTCAATAAGGACAACTGGAAGAACTATCCGAAAAACATGTTGTTTGCTCGCGCACTATCCAATGCCTGTACTTTCTTTTGTCCAGAGGTTGTTTCGGGATATTATTCAACGGAAGAATTAGAGGACTTAGGCGACAGCGTATTGTCGCCAGTTAAGACGACGGTTAATGTTGATGTTCCGGCACATACGGATGCGGAGGTCGTAAATGACGAAAAAAAGGCGTAATTACGACAATGACTTCCCAAGTGTTACGCAGGTGCTTGACTGCCTTCGCAAACCGGGACTTGAACAATGGTACAAGATTAACACTCCACAGTTCATTCAAGAGGCAATGGTCAGGGGCCGAACAATAGGAACGGCTACCCACGCCGCGATTGAGTCTTATATAAATACCGGGTTGCTGACCGTTGACACGGAATATCCCGATGAAGTGACGACGGCACTTAATAGTTTTGCCATGTTCCGCAGAGAACATCCTGAAATTAAACTTCATTCCTCTGAACAAAAAATGACTTCGTTTAAGTACGGCTTTAACGGCACGATGGATATTATTGGAGAAATTGGGATTGAGTGTCTTTGTGGGGATTGGAAAACAACTGCGGCGAAGCTGAACGATAAGCCAGAAATATACGATGAGGCAAAAACACAAGTGGCAGCCTATCTTCATCTATATAACGAAGTCAACACAGACCTTGTTATCAAGCCTGAACGAGCGTTCATTGTATCGCTGGCAAAAGATAAGGTTGCATATTCGTATGAAATTATTGAGAAAGAAGAACTGGTAAGCCGCTTTGAAGAAATATTCCTTTCTGCGCTAAAAATTAAAAACTACCAAATAGGAGCCAAATATGCAAAGTTCTGGAACAAGTCTTGAAGTTATTGTTAGGGAGAGTGGTCTTGAGAAAACAAAGGCAGACATAATTCTGTCCAAGTTTCAGAACTACTTTGAGCTTGCCGCAGATTGGGAGCGAAAGGCAAAGACCATAGTTGTCACCAATGAGAAACAGGTTGACGACATGAAGATGGCTCGGACTGGACGACTTTTGCTTCGTGAAAAGCGTATATCTATTGAAACCGCAAGAAAGGAGCTAAAAGAACAAGCCTTACGAGAAGGCAAGGCTATTGATGGAATAGCCAATGTCCTAAAGGCGTTGATTGTTCCTATCGAGGAATACTTGGAAAAGCAAGAAAAGTTCGTCGAGTTTAAGAAAGCCGCAGAAGAAGAACGGATCAGAATTGAAGTTGAGAAGAAGATGCAAGAAGATGAACTTAAGCGCATTGCAGAAGCCGCCGCTGAACAGGAGCGTATTAGGGTTGAGAACGAAAAATTAAAGAAAGAAGCGATTGAAAAAGAGAAGGCGTTATTGGCGGAAAGAAAAGAACAGGAAAAGAGATTGGAAGCCGAACGCGCCAAGGCGGAGGCGGAGAAGAAAGAGATTGAGGAGAAGGCGAGACTTGAGCGCGAGAAGGCTGAATTAGCGAGGAAACAGGCTGAAGCACAGGCGGCAAAGGAACGTGAAGCCGAACGCGCCAAGGCGGAGGCGGAGCGCAGAGAGAAAGAACGCCTTGCTGAAATTCTCAAAAATACAATTGAATGCCCGAACTGTCATCACAAATTTCAATTAACCAAAAACTAAAAAGGAGCTACAAATGAGTTCTTGGGACAACGAAACACCACCGAAAGACACAAGGCTTTTGCCGGAAGGCGTGAGAGGGTTTGAGATCGTTACTGGAGATGATAACCCCAGCAAGGCTGGAAACCCGATGTTTACTCTCCAGTTGAAAGACGAAGAAACCGGAATTGTGGTAAAGGTCTATCTTATCAGGACGCCTGGAAAGCGTTGGTATCTAAAACAAGTTTTAGAATCTCTTGGTCTTACCAAGCAAGATGACGATAACTATAATTACTTGCCTGAGCTTATCGGCAAGAAGATTATGGGAGAGGTGGCACACGAACAGAATGAATGGATAAATAGAAACGGCGAGCCAATCACCACAACACAGCACAGGATTAATTCATTTTCGGAATACACGATAAATCCTGATGGTGTGACTAAGGCAGAAGATGTGGCGTGGGAACAATAATCTAATCTCTCTGCGGTGTGGCGTTCTGGCGAAAACGCCGCGTAAACCAGCGTTGGGTGTGAAATAGCACTAATGGGTGTGAAATAGCACTAATGGCTCTGGAATAGGCGAAACTCAAGTAAGCAGAGTTCAAATCCTGCCACCGCAGGGACTTTAAAATGACATATGCCCAAACTAGAATCCGAAGTCATTAAAGACGTAAGAAACACCCTTTCTTTCTTAGAAGTCGCCGGAGATGTTTTGTGGTACTCCCGGCTAAACTCGGGTATGGTTCGTGACCAATATGGGGCCTATATTCATCTTTGTAAAAAAGGAACATTCGACTACATCTGTATCTTTAAGAATAAAAAAGGAACCCTGACCGCCCTATTCATCGAGTGCAAGCGTGAAGGCGTAAAGGTGTTAAGGGATAGTCAGAAAGAATTTTTAGAGCAATATGACGGCTGTCATCCTGACATTATATTTTTACTGGCTGATAGCGACCAGATCGTTAAGGATAAAATTAAAGAGATGTGCTTTGACCGTCTAGCCTCAATAAATTTATGCTGATAGTCAAAAACGGACGTAAGCCACCGAGGATAAAGAAGAAGGATAAGTACAAGATGTTGTGGGGTCTAGCACCGAAGAAAGATAAACAGGGGTGTCTCCATGAAAGGTGAGGGGAAGATGAAAATAACAAACGAATGGTTAAAGGAACACTCGGCTTGTGTTGAAGGTTTCCAATGGAGCCAGACACAGGAAAACCGCGAGCTAGAGCCGTTTATCAAGGCTTTAGTTGACGCGGATCACTGGTCTTGGGCGAACTGGGTCGTTGTGCGAGTAATGACGTATGACCAATATGTGTCATACGCTGTTTATGCCGCAGAACAAGTTATCGAAATTTATGAAAAGAAATATCCGATGGATAAAAGACCACGCAATGCGATTGACGCGGCTAAAAAGTGTATCGGATTAAAAGGGGCCGCACGGGCCGCCGCAGACGCCGCCGCACGGGCCGCAGACGCCGCCGCAGACGTCGCCGCATGGGC